GCAAGCGCGAAATGTATCAGCTATTCCGTTGTGCAGGGCATCGCATCATTGCCGAATCACTGCATGAGCGTTGGGCAACACCGACAATCAAAAGACCCGACCTGATGCGCGGTCACGAAATCGAACTTTCCCTGTCTGAAATCGAAAACCACGAACACGTAACATCCTATGTAATTCTTGACGACGATAGCGACATGCTGGGCTACCAACAGCCGTTTTTTGTGCAGACGGATACCTATGATGGGCTTGGCTTCATGGGATTTGAGCGTGCTAGGCGGATTTTAGGTGGTGAGTCTTGATGCCAAAAGATTGGACGCAAACCCAAAACATACCGCTAGACTGCCACCGCCCGCTTATGGAGGCATCCCATCCGCCAAGACGCATTCGCAAGCGTGCCCGGAATGTGAGCGTAGGCGCTGCGGTGAGTTTGTTGTAAAAAAGACCATAAAAAAACATTGAATTGCTATATACTCATCGCATCTATTTATGGGGATTTTTTATGTTTAATTTTCTATCAGGCCGCAAAACCTACCTCACCGCATTGATCATGTGCACAATTGGAGTGGCAAAACTGGCAGGCGTGGAAATCCCCGGGTTTGAGCAGGCTGATGCCGGGCAATTGATCGGTAATGCCATGGCGTTTGCATTCCTTCGCAGCGGGATAAAATCCAATGCAGTTTAACAACGCCTTTGACGAGCTTATCGACTCCGAGGGCAGTTACAGTGACGACCCGCAGGACCCCGGCAACTGGACATCTGGCGTATGCGGTAAGGGCGAGTGCAAAGGCACAAAATACGGCATTGCCGCTAACTCTTACGGCAGTTTAGACATTAAGCGATTGACGCTAGATGATGCCAAGGCTATTTACAAGCGGGATTATTGGGATGTGTGGCAGTTTAACGGGCTAACATCGCCATTACCAGATAGTTTGCAGTATGAGCTATTTGATGCCGCCGTTAATACAGGGCTAGGTAACGCATCTAGGTTTTTGCAGCGGGCTTTAAAAGTGGCTGATGACGGGGCTATCGGCAATGTGACAATCAAGGCTTTGGATGATGCGCTAACCAATTTCGGGATAGCGCGTGTTGAGCAATGGTTCTTAGCCGAAAAATTAGACCACTACACGAACTTATCCACATGGGGGCGATTCGGGCGTGGGTGGACAAAGCGCGTGGTCAAATCACTGAAAAATATCTAACAATAACCGGGGGCACAATGGAACCTCAACAAATGCAAGAACGCGTCATTAAAATGGAGGCCAGAATTGAGCGACATAAAGAGTCCATCGACAAGCTGGAGGCCATTGCTGACCGCACGGACGCGGCAATACGTAACCTTGCCGAACAGCAAGCAAGGCAGGGCTGGATTATGACAACGACAGGAATTTTGCTTGCCGCCAGTCAAACAGGCTTGCTTGCAAACCTTGGAAAATTATTTGCGTTAGCTCCATGAAAATAGTTTCAATGCTCCTCCTAGCGACGACACTTACCGGATGTGCAACACATCCGGGCTTTTTTGTGTCTGCAGATGCGTCTATAGCAAAACCATTTCCACACGCCACAGATTGGCGGTTTATCTTTGGCGGCAAAGAGCGTGACAATGTGGGGCAGGTCATGCTCAAAGCGGGTTATGCACTCACCCCGAACTCTGACATTTACGCCGGGCTGTCTCACCTGTCACTCGCTGACTATGGACATGATATGGGTTATAACGCGGTTGTTATTGGATTGCAAACACGCAGGCAATGGTGATATGTTATTGTTTTAACGCAGGGTAGAGCAATCAGGCAGCTCGTCAGGCTCATAACCTGAAGGTTGCGGGTTCAAATCCCGCCCCTGCTACCATTCTTTTTGAGGTATCTATGCTGACAATCAGTGACAACCACCTTGCTTGTGTGATTACCGAGTAATGGTGCAACTACGCCTCAAGCTACCCGATACGCCGCTATCAAAAGAGGAGATGCGGCTAGCGATGTTTGAGCGCGTACCCATGCTGATTAATACGCTCTCTGAGATTATCCAAAACGAGGATAATCCGGCAAGCGTGAGAGTGCAGGCTATAAACTCATGGCTTGATCGGGCAATTGGCAAGCCAAAGCAAGCGGTTGATATGCAGCATTCTGGAAACGTATCCACAACCGTCCTGACCCCTGAGCGATTCGAGCAGATTTGCCGGGATTTGGCAGATGACGTTTAGTCCTGAGCAGCACGCTGCAATGTCGCTACGTGCGCATCATGACTTTTATCATTTCACACGCTGGATGTTCCTCTGCCGACGTAACTATAAGTGGTCACGCGCCCCCCATCACAAAAAGATAGTGGATGCCCTGATGAGGGTTTACCGGGGCGAGTGCAAGCGGCTGATTATCAATATTTCGCCGCGTTACGGAAAGACGGAGCTAGCCGTTATCAACTTTATCGCGTGGACAATGGGCAGGCATCCCGACTCTGAATATATCCATGCGTCCTACTCTGCTATGCTAGCAGGCAATAACAGCTCACAAATCCGCACACTGGTGCAACATGAGGATTACCGGGCCATATTCCCCGGCGTGGAGCTAGCAACCGAAGCGGCGCATCACTGGAAAACCACCGCCGGTGGCGTGATGTATGCCACGGGAACGGGCGGGACAATTACCGGGTTCGGGGCGGGTAAGCAGCGGGAGGGGTGGGGCGGATGCATAGTAATCGACGATGCGCACAAAGCCGACGAAGCCCGGTCTGAGGTTATGCGCCAGAACGTTATCGACTGGTTTCAGAACACGCTGGAAAGCCGCAAGAACAGCCGGGAAACGCCAATCATCGTTATCATGCAACGTCTGCACGAAAACGATTTGTCGGGCTGGTTGCTGAATGGCGGTAATGGTGAAAAATGGGAGCATTTGTGCCTGCCAGCTATCCAGCCCGACGGCTCTCCGTTATGGCCTGAAAAGCACAGCCTTGCTGAGCTTCGCGTGATGGAGCAGGCAAGCTCCTACGTGTTTGCAGGTCAATACATGCAGCGCCCCGCACCCCTCGACGGTGGCATATTCAAGTCGGGTCAAATCCAGATTATTGACGCACTGCCAGCCGAGCGGATTACGTGGGTACGCGGTTGGGATTTTGCCGCCACGCTGGATGGCGACTACACCGCAGGCGGCAAGCTTGGGCGGTTGCCCGATGGTCGGTTTGTCATTGGTGATATGGTGCGACTAAGAGCGCTTGCGGATGAGCGGGATAATGCGCTAGTCAACACGTCGGCACTCGACGGCAAGTCGGTAAAGGTCAGCCTCCCCCAAGACCCCGGACAAGCTGGAAAGACACAAATCCTGTACCTGTCGCGTAAGCTGGCAGGCTACCGCATCCACACCAGCCCAGAAACGGGCGATAAAATCACCCGTGCTGAGCCATTCGCGGCTCAGGTAAATGTGGGCAATGTACTGATGTTGCGCGGCGGCTGGAATTCGGCTCTAATTGATGAAATGCGAATGTTTCCCAATGGCAGCAACGACGATCAAATAGACGCCCTGTCACGGGCATTTTCCGAACTGATCACCCCTATTCGCCTGTCGGTAAGTCAGGCGGCAATAACCAAGGCGGCAAAATGAGCTTGAAAAAAGCGGCAGCGAAAGCGCAGATGATAGACAGTCCCCAAAAGCACTACGATTACCCGATTACGCCCCCACGGTTATTGCGCGGCGTTGCACCGGAATCCGCTCCAGTAATGGCGATGGATGCGCCAGCTTATACCGAATTCCAGTATTCGGGCGGGGGTTTCCCCGGCTTCCCTTATTTGGCGCAACTGGCTACCCGCTCCGAGTTCCGGGCGTTCGCATCAGCACTGTCAACGGAATTGACGCGGGAATGGATAGAGCTGACATCAAGTCAGGATGATGACAGTGCAAGCGAAAAACTCAAGAAGATTGAGGCTGAATTCAAACGGCTGAACTTGCGCGGCGTTATCCAGAAAGCGGCAGAACATGACTGCCTGTTTGGTCGTGGTCAAATCTATCTGGACATTGCAGGTGCGGATTCTAAAACTCCGCTGATATTATCCCCCAAAACCATTGGTCCGGGGGCGATAAACGCAATAAAAACGATTGAGGCAATATGGACAACACCATCGGCATATAACAGCAATGACCCTACCGCTCCCGACTTCTACGCGCCTACAGGCTGGTATGTGCTGGGAAAAGAGGTACATGCGTCCCGGTTAATGACTATCGTCACGCGCCCCCTTCC